ATTATATTATTGTCAATAGCTTGTCAATAGATAAATAACATGAATAATATTAAATTTACAAATGAAGTTTTAAATAAAATTTATTGTCAATTAGCTCTTGGAAATGGCATTAAAAACATATTAAAAGATTTAAATCTATCTTGGGAAGGTTTTCGTCAATTAATGCACAAAAAACCAAAAGTTAGAGAACAATATGAATTAGCCAAACAAGATGGAGTTGATTACTTATTATCTGAAAGTGCAACAGAATTGAAGAAAGCAATAGAAGATTTTAAAGCAAATGGCAAAGGCGACCTTGCAACAAGTCATTTAATTAAAGAAGCTGTTGCATTAACTAAATGGAAAGCATCCAAATTGTTGCCAAAATACAACGACAATGTGAAGAAATTAGAACTTGCTAACCATGACAATCAACCTCTTGTTGTGAAGTGGTCAGATAAATAAATCAATAAAATCAATATCTATCTGATTGATAGACCTACTATCTTTGAACATTTTTACAAAAAGTTGCCCTGACACTATATAAGCGATTTTTTTTTGTCAGTTGTGCCTCTGTTCGCTTGTTGCGTTAGTATAATTTAATTTATTCGCTTATTACTTTGTTCTGATAAGAAAAGATTATAACTAATACGCATAAATTGTAATAATTTTTATGGGGGGTTTTAAAAAGGGTGTTCCCTTCTACGCATTTTTGCGTTGCGTTAATAACGATAGGAGGTATATATATCTAAACAAGGAGAGCCGATTATGTTTGAAACAGATAAATCCAAGATTAAAGCGATAGTTGTA